AGTACCCTCGCGTGACGCCTGGCCCCTCCAATACGACGACGCTCGACTGGTCGAGCACTGTCCCGCACGGGCAAAACATCTGCCGTGACGCGACGAGCTTGCACGTATAGCGCCGCTCTGCGGTGTCTGCGTCGTCCATACCGAGCATCGCTCGGCCTATGATTTCCTCGAAGTCCATATCGCCCTCCTAGTCGGGCAGGTTGATGTACGAGAGGCTATCCGAGTAGATAGCCACGTATCCCTTTTGCGTTGACGCTAGGTGCGTAGGCAAACCCCATCCGAGCACCTTGGCCAGCGCACACGCGGCTAGCGCGTGGTTTTCGGCCGCATTCAGCTCGTATTCCCAGGGGATTATGTGACGTCCCGCGTCGCATTTAGCGACGATGCGCGCACCCTTGTGGTTTGTGGGGTGTAGGTATTTGGTTTCAATCGATTGTCGTGGGCAAATCATATCGTCCTCCTATTGCTTGCCGTAGAACGCAGCAAGGTGGTCGCCCACCGTCTTCATGTCGCGTTTCTTGGCGAGGTCAAGCGTCTCATCGATGCCTGAGACCATCACAAAGACTGCGTCTTTGACCATAGCCGCGGCGTCTGTCAAATCGTTCCGCTCTGCCATCACGCCCACCAGTGCGAGCATTCCGCGGCATTGCTCACGCAATCCCCTGGGAGACTGTGCGGTCAGGTCCTTGAAGGTAGGTGCGTCAGCACCCACTCCGACGCACGCCTGCGTGAAGTTACTTCGTGCCTGCAGGACCACGCCAGCTTTGACCATGGTCACACATAGCGCGTCATCTGCGTCATCGATTGGGGTTGGCTTGTACGTTGTCATCTCTCAACTCCTGGTCAGTTAAACACTCGAAGAAGGGCACACGAGCGACCCGAGCACCAACGCTCGGGGAGCGCCTAGACTCAGGACTGGTGCGCGCTTGTTCGAGGGTATAACCCTCCCTGCGTTCTAGTAGCAGGCACCTATCCACGGTTTGACCATGCCTCGCTGGTCCGGTTGGGTTCGGCTTACTTTGCAGTCTGTCAGTCTGAGGCTTCACCCCGGGACCGTACTGCTACCAGTCGGCGAGACCTTTCGTCTCACTCCTGGCACATCTCACCCGTCCTAGCCCTTGCCAATGGGGCCGTGTCACGTCGACGGGTTCGATAGGTGGAAGGATAAACGACAGGCGCGGTTTCCACGGGCATGTCTGACAAGTGTCCCTAATGGCGCTATGCGCCGTATTGGTTCGGACACGTCAGGGCACAGCAGACCTCTGCAACACCCTATCGTCTTACGCTTCCCTATTTCGGGCGGACTAGTCCCTTTGTTCAAGTCCAGTGGGCTTTCACTCTCGCGGCTTCTCCGTCGCTAGACGGTCTCCATCGTCGCGTTGAGAGGTATTCCCTGGTCTGCTCCTGTGGCTCACTCGGTGAGCTTCGGGCATTCCAGATAGCTGTCGGCCTTGCCGTTCCTCGTGCACTCCATCGCGTCGGTATCAGACGCAGGTCACACTTGTACTGGGCATTTGCGATAGGTCTCCGGGTGCTGTTGTTGGGTTATGGGGTGGTCTGAGTAGCAAAGATTCGAGAGACCATAGCGGTCTATGGGTTAGTAGCAGGTGGGTTGGAGGATGGCCAAGAGGCCACGCGCATCCTCAATGTCAAAGTACCACGTGTTGAACTTCTCGCCGGTCGTTAGGTTCACCGCCACGATTGGGAACTCATCCCCATATCGTGGGTGCTCGTAGAGCGCATATCCATTCGCTGCCCGGCCGAGCCTTATGGCTGTGGACACGTCAAAATCCTGTCGTTCACTTAGTAGGTCTTCTATCGGGTGGAACATGGCTCCTCCTATGGGGTGCCATGGTCCCTCGAATCTTTGCTATTCAGTTGTCAATGAGCGCTCGTATCGTCCTGACCTTGTGCCTCACGGGCGGAGCTAAAAAGCTACACAGCCACCGTGAAGCCCCTCAGGCGAACCGGGAAATGCCGGTGTCCTGTATGGGGCGGGGTCGGGTTTTCAACGAACGTGACCACAGTTTACAAAATCATGATTCAAGGGGCAAGGTTTGATTCAAATGAAATCAAAGGGTAGAAAAGCTGTCATGATTCCAGGGGTTTAGGTCCGGTCTTTTGTGTGGGCCCTGTGGTGCCTGGTGGGTTGTGGGTTTTGGGCTGTAGAGCAGTACAACGTTTAGGGGTTGTGGATACCATATCTTGTACCCTTCCCAATCCCTACCCACTACATGTTGTGCCATACCTAGCAGCACAGCGAACAGGGGGAACGGGGCTCCATTCCCATAGGATACTCGCGCGAGGGTGGGTGTCTCAGGCTGAGACAGTGGGTGTATAGTAGGTATACGGTTACCGTTCGGTAGGTGTATAGCTAGTATACAGCTGTGTGCGTATAGCTAGTTGACGCAGGGTGTATAGTTAGTTGACACCGAGCGCTTGCTCGGGTGATCGATGACGCGGCGACCCCCCGCCTTGTCGAGGCGGTGTGTCACCTTTTTTACGCGCCGGTATTTTGGGATTCGTCGAATGAATCTGATCACTGTGTGGGCTTCAGCCGATAGCCTCTCTGGGCTATTCGGCGTACCTGATCGACCCAGTTTACAAACTCGTCAATCCGTGCTATAATATTTAGTATAACTACATATAGTAGATGGTAAGCGGCTCTCAGCCCCCTGAGTGCGCGCACCATCGGTCCCCCTCAGCGGCGGGAGTTTGTGTCTTAGACGGCGCGGCTTCGCTTTGGGCTACGCCGCTGGTTCGAGGTTTCATCGATGGTAAGGTTCTTACCCTAGGGTTCGACGCTTTGCGGAGAACATGCGGGTAAGACCGCACCATTGATGGGACCTTATTTAAGATCTCCCCTGCAGTTAAGAGCGCGTGCGCGCGCGAGTGAGGCGATTGCTATGTCCAAGAGCGCTGTGAAGCGCCCCGGTCGTGTGCGAAAGTACCCGGGTGCTGGTAAGGGTGAGAAGATACCGATGGGTAAGCTCCTCGCTGCCATCAAGCGTCTTGAGGCAAAGAAGAACAAGACCGCCGAAGAGCGGTCGCTGTTGAGCGCACTGCTCCTGGCCAATCGGTTCAAGATGTTGAGTGCTCTGCTCCTGGCCAAGCGGTCCAAGAGCAAGAAGGGAGTTTGAAGGATGGCCACTACTAAGGAAAAGGCTCGCGCTGCTCGATCTTCCGCCCGCTCACGCGCGGCAGCCGGTGGTGGCGGTAAACCCGTGAAGCTGCTGAAAGACCCTGGCAAGATGACCCCGGCAGACCGGATTCGTTACTACTTGGGGTTGCCTCAGGGCTACCCGATGAACCCGTCGCTCGCGTCGATGGCCGAGGAGCGTCTTGAGGCTGACCTCTACGAGAGTGGGGTCTTGGGAGAGATGCCCTTGAGGCGCGACCCGACCGCCCTTGAGGCGCAGCTTTGGCACGACCTGTCCGACGCCGAGAGCGCGACAGACTGGGCGAATCGGTCTTACGTGGACGATCTGCTACACGAAGGCGAGTCTGGCTCGCCAGACGACGTCTTTGAATATGGCATGGCTCGCGAGTTTGGCTTCCGAGACCCAGGCGAGTCCATCTCTCAGGCTAGAGCACGCCAGGCGCGGGCACAGGGCGTAGACGCTGAAAACCGAGAGTGGCTCGGGCAGGTCTGGGATGCGGAGGCGCGGGAGGCCGCCAGGAGTGGCTACACGCCAGCACCCGGAGAGCGGGGGGCGCAGAGCCTGCCAGGAGAACCGCCTGACGTGGCGGCGCAAAGAGCACAAGAGTCGTTCTACCCGGCAGGCGGGCCGCCTTGGCATAGGGAGCGGCTTGAGGAACTCAGAGTCCGCAGGGAGGCGGCGTCTCGGGCCAGAACCAAGGCCAGAGGGGAAGCCGCCAAGCGCCCGCATAACCCCCGGGTGGGCACCAAGCGCAAGCATGGTAGCTACTAGTCGTACGGCTTGACAGTCACCTCGCCATCCCATAGTGTTTCCCCACTCGCGGGGTAGCTCTCCGTTGGGTTATGGGTTCCACCCTCTTGCTGCACAGCCTCCATTGTGTGGTTGGGGGGTGGTCTTATCCACCATCAAGGAGGACGATTGTGGGCGGAAAGTACCGATGGGTTGGGCGAGTCCCTGTCCGTGTTGACTATAGCGATGCCGTCAGGGACCTGAACAACCTCGGCGCTCGCTTGGCCGACCTGGGACACAAGGCGGATTCGGTGGTTGTTCGCAGCGCGGCTCACGACCTGTGCACCGTCGTTTACCATCTGGCGAAGCTCACCCATGAGGAGATCGACGGGATGGTGGATGAGACGGACCCATCCTATGTGCGGGACCAGCTGGAGGACATTATCGCCCAGCTTCCGGCGTTCCATCCGTCCTATAAGCCTGCTGTCCGCCTGAGGGCGGTCATCATAGGGCACGGGGGCGAGTAGTGGACCGTCTATTTCTACCGCAGAGCGCTAGCGTTGAGCGTGAAGTGCTGGCGTGCTTGCTCATCGACCCGGCAAAGATACCGGCGGCCCAAAGCCGCCTGTGTCCTGAAGACTTCCACAACGAGGTTAACCAGCTGGTCTGGACCGGGTTGACCACTGCCTTCGACCGACACGGCGACGTGGACGGTGTGCTCCTCAGAGAGGTGCTCTCGGACCTCGGCTCGTGGGGTAGGGTCGGCGGGGATGTGCTCGTCGGGCTCTTAGATCGAGCAGGCTCTGTGCTCAAGCTCAACGCCTATATCGACCGATTGCTGGAGATGTCCGCAAGACGACGACTCTTCGGTGCGTCCGAGACCCTGTCCTCTATCGCCGTGGATGGGGACCTCAGCCCCGAAGAGGCTATCAGCGAGGCTGAGGCGGTGGTGGGACAGCTGAGGGAGCAAGGTGAGAATCTTACCGATGGGGATGATGCGGGGGATGCAGTCGTCGACTACATGCGTAGCATACACGCCATACAGAAAGGCGAGAAGGTACCGCCGAGGATAACGTCAGGGCTTTATCCTTTGGATAAAGCCTTGGGAGGCGGATTTAGGCCAGGCTGGCTCGTGCTCGTCATGAGCCTCAATGGGCACGGCAAGACAGCTCTTGCTGTCAACGGGTTCGCCTGGTCAGTCGCCCAACAAGGGCGACCGGCACTCATCGTCTCGCTGGAGATGCCCACTGATCAGATCGTCGGACGACTCATCGCTGCGGAATCCGGCATACCTGTCCAGATGCACGACCAAAAAGGACTCAATGAGGACCAACTGGTAGCCATGACGCATGGCGCACAAAAGGTCTCCGCTGCGCCGATCAGAGTCGTGGGGCATCAGGCGGCAACTATCGACGGGGTGCGCCAAGCAGCCCGCTCGTATAAGGCCCAGAAAGGTGACCTGGGTATCGTGGTCGTCGACTATATACAACTCATGAGGTCGCAAACCAAAACAGCCAACCGAACCGAAGAGCTGGAGCGAATCAGCAGAGGGCTCAAGGAACTGGCCATGGAACTCGACTGTGTCGTGGTTAGTATCTCACAGCCAACCATGGCGGCGAAACGCTCCAAGGAGCGACCCACCATCCGTGACAGCAAGGGCTCAGGAGCTATCGATGATGATGCGGACCTGGGACTCGTGCCGTGGCTGCTCCATAACGTCAACGAGAACGCACACCCCTGGGAGGCGCAGATAGGTATGGATAAGTTCCGCCATGGACCCAGACGTAACCTCTATGAGAGCGATATCGAGTGGGATGGCAGCAGGACCAGGTTCATCTCCGCAGGCTCAGGGGCGTTCCGTGGCTAAGGGCCGCTCAAAAGCCCGCTTCCCCCAAACGCCAATGTTCAGGCCGCCAGAGGTGTGGCTGTCCATTGACCCAGCAAGCGGGAAGAAAGACTCGGTCGGGGTCAGGTGGGAATGGGGTAGCCCCATTAACTTCGTGGGCATTAATCACAAAAGCCCAGACGATATCTCCAAAGCCATAGGACACAGCGGGCTCGTCGTTGTCGAAGGGGGCGGCTTTGTCGGCCCAAACGCAGCCTCGTCACTCGCACTCGCCAGAGTCAGAGAGCGCTTCGCCTGTGTGGCGTGGCATCGGGGCATCCATACGCTCGAAGTCGCGCCAGACCACTGGCGCTCTATACTGTCACTCGAAGCGCGCCCTAGAGCACGGGCTGTTGCGGCACAGAGAACTCTGTGTAAAGTATTGGCCATGAGTGGGTTGTCGCTTGCTGCTAGCGCAACAAACGATGACAAGAGAGCAGCGTTGCTTATAGGCGTGGCGTGTTGCCAGGCCTGGAACTGGCCGGCATTAGACGCTATGAGGTAGATTGATGGCTACGAAGAAGACGCCCCTGACCAAGAAGAAGCCCGCGCCCGCTGCACAAGAGCTGATGGACAACGCGCCAAAGCAGCGCTCGTCGGCGTCCAGGAAGCCGATGCACTTCGCCAACATCGTGAGCTTTCGAGAGTGCGATGTGGATAAGAGCCTCGTGAAGTTTTTGCGCAAGGTTCAGACCCGAGGGAAGTTCGACAGCACAAGCGATGTTGCGTTGGCGCTTCTGCGGCTTGCGGAGCATAGCGCCAGAACCAGCGGCATCGGCTACGTTGTGCCCATGCTAAAGAAGTTCCGCGGATGAGCGCATTTGCCCCCGAAGGCGGAGTGCTGCCAGAGGCGATCAGCATGACGTCCAAAGACGTCGTCGTCTATGACCCGGACAAACGCTCGGGTGGGGTGGCGAAGGCTACGCTGGTCGAGGGACTGCTCGCTGAATGCGTGGCGAGCTGTAAGATCGCTCTGGATGTTGTCTATGAGGGCGACGGCGGAATCGTCGCCGCGTTCAAGGTTATCGGCCTTGAACTCATGAACACTGTCGAAATGCTGGAGGTCTATCATGACGCTGCACTTCGACCGAAGCATCGCGCCGCAAGGGCCATCATGGTCGGGATGATCGCCCGTATGAGGGCCAACGACATACAGGCTGACGCCACCGAAGAGATGGAGGCCCAGTTCGCACGCGATGTGGTCGGCTTTCTTGAGTCGATTCACATCTGTATGCTCGAAGAGACAGACCGAAAGAAGCGCTTCCGATGGAAGAAGAGGTTTCTGGATGAGTAAGGACATCTTGAGGATACCAGAGCCGTGCGATGTGGTGCTGTCAGCCGTCGAGCGAACCATGAAATCGCGCATGTTGCTCGTTCTGGAGGCCCTCGAAGCAGGCCATAGCCGGAAAGCAGCCGCGTCGATCGCAGGAATAGCCCCACCAACCGTCGCAGCATGGGTGAAACGGGGCAAAACACGCCTCACACACGCCCTGTACCCCTGGTTTCTTCATGAAATCCAGAGATCTGAAGGCGCGGGAGAGAGCCTGTTCGCCAATATCGTCATCCGTGAGGCGACGGAGAACCATAACTGGCGTGCTGCCATGTTTGTCCTCCAAAAACGCTACAAATGGAACGATAGGCCGGATATGGACGTGGATACTCAGCGCGAACAGCAGAAGGCCCAGCTGGATAAGACCAAGGCCGACACCGTCTACGTCGAAGAGCGCACCAAGAAGCTCAAAGAGGACGGAGAGGAGGTTGTTCTGGACCGGCTCCGCGATATCCTCGACGAGGTTCGCGATGAGATGAAGCCGAAGGAGGGCGACGCCCCTGAGTCGGTCAACTAGACGCGAGGATGAACTTCGCCGGTGTGCGGCAGACTTCCGCTACTTCTGTCGATACCTGAAGATTGTCGATAAGAAGGCGAAGCTCATCCCATTCAAGATGAACGCTGCTCAGCAGACGCTCATCAACGCCATTGAGGAGAACCCATGGGTGTTCGACCTCAAGGCCAGGCAGCTGGGAGGCACCACCGGCGTGGCTGCCTATGCGTTTTGGCACGCATACTTCCAACCCAACTTCCGGGTCGGTGTGATGGCCCAGTCTCGGGAGAGCGCTGAGCAGATATTCGAGATCTATCGCCGGTTCTACACCAACCTGCCGTCATGGATGGTCTTCCCCACCGAGAAGTCGTCGGTGCGCGAGATGCTGTTCTTCCATGGCGGTATGATTCGTGTGTTTACAGCAAACACACAGTCGTCGCGCGGAACTACCTATAACTTCCTGCATTGCTCGGAGTTTGCGTTCTACTCCGACGTTGAACGTACCATCCAGGCCGCATTCCAGACCGCTACGCCTGACGCCATCGTTGTCATGGAGACTACTGCCAATGGACTCAACCATGCCCACGACCTGTGGGCAGGGGAGAACGGCTATAAGAAGGTCTTCATGCCGTGGACCTGCGCCGCCGAGTATGCGCTCGACAGTAGGCCAGGAGGGCTGACCAATGCGGTGCCATCCAAGTGGAAGGAGTATGCCGCTGACAATAAGCTCACGAGAAAGCAGCTCTACTGGGCGTTTAATACGTACAGAACCAAATGTGGCTCTAACTGGCAGACGTTCCACCAGGAGTATCCGGCCACCGCAGAGATGGCGTTCATCACGTCGGGCGAACGCTTCTTCAGTGTGGTGTTTCCACACGTGCGGGCCACGGCGGGTTATCGCCGCTACGGCGAGCCGCAGAAGTACCACGTATATGCCATGGGTGTTGATACCGCAGCTGGCTCACCATCGGGGGACTACTCCTCTTATTGCGTGATGGACATCACAGACAAGGATAAGCCCCAATGTGTCAGCACGTATTACGGAAGGCTCTCACCAAGCGAGTTCTCCGACAAGGTCCACAAGGAAGCGAAGCATTGGGGGGCGCTCGTGGTCGCGGAGTCAAACTCCTACGGACTAAGTGTCATCGAGTTTCTCATCGGCGAGGGTTACGCAAATCTCTACAGACGAACCCAGTTTGACCGCATGGCCAAACGGTGGAAGGAGGAGCTAGGGTTTGCCACAACGATGGCAACCCGCCCCGTCCTGCTGTCACGCCTGCACAAGTTCATCTCCGAAGAGCGCCTCGCAATAAACGATGACCGCATGAAGGCCGAGATAAACACATTTGTGTACGATAAGCGGGGCAAGCCGCAGGCAGACAGAGGCAAACACGACGATATGGTATTTGCCTGGGCACTTGCGCTTGCCGGTCTCGACCAGATAGATGCTGTACGTGAAGAGAAGCTAGCCGTTCGCCCGTCTACGCTGCGAGAGATATTGGCATATGAGATGGCAACGGGTAAGGTCTTCACACAAGAGTGGAGAGACCATGAAGAGGATTCGCTCGACATGCTCTCCCAAGAGCAACTCGTGCGCACGGCACGCTAAACTCGCCATGATTCCACGGCGTTAAAAGGAGTGACTGATGGGTTTCCTTAGTGATGAAAAGACTCAAGAACTATTTGAGAAGCTTGAGGACGGTGTTGGCTTTGGCATCCCTGACTCGTCTGAGACGGCAGACGTTAACCCCCCTGTCGAGGCTGCTTCGGTGGCCGAAGAGAAGGTTGAAGGAGTGGCGGAAGCGCCGGAAGTACCGGGAGCTGATGTTGTTGCTTCAACCGAAGCCGGCAAGAGCGAGGAGCAAGACGAGACCAGGGCGTCTGACGGCGACGCTGAGGAGGAGTCTGTTCCATCGGGTCACCGCGTCCCGTACAAGCGGTTCAAGGATGTTCTTAATGCGCGCAATCAGTATAAGTCTGAGGCTGACGAAGCTCGCGCGCAGATGGAGGCACACCTTCAGCAGATGGAGTTGATGCGGAGCGAGGTTTCCGCGCTGCGAAATCTGCGTCCAGCCACGCCGGTTGAGGACAAAGCTGAGTCTGTTGACGATGAGCTTGACCGCCTTTTGAATGGTCAGACGGAGCTTCCCAGGGCTGTGCGTGATCAGATCGCCACCATGGAGCGCCGCCTGCATCAGCAGGAGGTGGAGGTTGAGCGAAATCGTCTTCGGCGGGAAGTGGCCGATGTTGTGGGGAGCCATGACGAACGACTTCACAAGGACATCCAGCAAGTTCTCTACAGTGCCGTTCAACGTGATCCAAATGTAGATATGGGCCGAGTGGCCGAGCAATACGTGGCGTGGCTTGCCCAGCGCGAGGAGGAGGCCATCTCTCGTTACCTCACCGACAATCCCGACGCCTCTGTCCAAGAGGCCGCCGAGAATGCCACCGAGGCAGCGACTGGTGTTCCGTCTCGACCAAAGCGCGCCGGAACGGGCGCGTCCCGTGTTGCCTCGTCCGCAGACAGCCCTGGCTACAAGACGATCACAGAGGGCTCTGAGGCCCTCTTGAAAGCCTTCAAGAAGGGAGGCATCAATCTCTTCGGTTGATCAGGAGTTAGAAAATGGCTGAGGCCACAAGAACTACGCTCGATGCGATTTTGAAGGACTATTACATTGGTCCACTACAGGAACAGTTAAACGATGAGGTCATGGTTCTCAACTTGTTTGAGAAGGCGAAGATCTCCTGGGCTGGCAAGCAGGGCGTTGTGCCCGTGCATGTCGGACGCAATGTTGGCGTCGAGTTCAAGGCTGAGTCGTCGTCGCTTCCCGACGCTGGGACGCAGACCACCAAGCGCCTGACCTTCACCGCGGCCTACCTCTATGGTCGGTTCCAGGTGACTGGCCCGGCGATTGCGTCGGCCGCCAAGGGCGGAAAGGCGAGCTTCGTTGGTGCGCTCGAACTTGAGATGGATAAGCTCAAGGACGACGTTCGCAACAAGGCCGATCGCTCGCTCACAAGCGGCGGTCGTGTGGCCGGGTTCCTTCACCAGCGCCAGACAGAGGCCGGTGCCGCCACGTGGCAGTTCCGGGGCGACTTTGCCAAGCTCGCCACCGCCTACACAGAACGCGGTGCTTCGGTCGACCTTGCCATTGTTGATTGCTCCAACAACACCCTCACGGGTGAGGCGATCACTTACGAGTTCATCGCCACGGCGGCGCAGCTTGATGCTAGCCACGCTGGGTTTAGCGCGGCTGCGGGCACTATCCGGCTTGACGCAGCGCTTGACACGTCTGGTGTTGCGCCTGGGTTCGGCTGTGCGGTGGTCATCAGCGACGCCCATGCGACGTTGGACTATCTCGACGCAGAGCCCACGGGCATCTACGGCAACCTCGGCTACGTCTCCCTCTTCGGGGTCGACCGTGGGTCTGTCGCTGGCGATGCCATGGAGCTTCAGTCGATCATTGCCACGCAGGATGACGCTGCTGCCTCCGCTGACGCTGAGGCGCTTTCGCTTGAGCGAATGCAGCAGATGATTGATGCCATCAATGTTACGAGTGGTATGGACCCCGACCTCATCATGATGAACCCCATCGCGAGGTCGCGTTACACTGCCCTCATCGCTGGCAACATCTTCAAGCCTGTCGAGAAGGCCACCTCTGGTGACGGCGGTTTCCTTGGTCTGTCGTATGGCGGCATTCCCATCAAGTCTGCCCGCAACGTCGACAATGGCTTGATGATCTTCATGAACACCAAGTGCTGGAAGCTCGCGGTGCTCGAAGATGGCAAGTTCGCCGACCTCGACGGAAGCGTTCTGTCGCGCGTGGTGGACAATGATAGCTGGGAAGGTTTCTACAAGTGGTACTACAACCACTACTGCTACCGCCCCAACGCCAATGGCATTCTGACTGGCATGTTCTTGTCGGCAACGGCGTAGGTCTCGCATGGCTGATCTCCACGACATCCTGCTCTCGGTTCTCCTTTTGGGCGGGGTGTTTGTGGAGGTCTCTTTGGTGAGGCTTCTGAGCGTGTATAGTGGGGCGCGGGAGGAGGAGTCCAAGCTCCTCCTTCAGCCCCCAAATATTGACCCCACCCCTTCCGAGATTTTCGAGGTGCTCCATGGCGTTCCCACTACTGGCGCCACTGATGGCGGCGGCTGGCCCAGTCGGCACGGCCGCGACTAGCGGCCTTGGTGCTGGCGCAGCCACGCGGTTTGTGCCCCAAGCGCTGGCGTCTAGCCCCCGCTGGAAGGAAGAGTCACCCTACGCTGCCGGCTTCCTTGCTGGCGCAGGCCAGGTCGCCCTCGGTGGAGGGCCCAGCGGGATGGCGTTCAACCCCGCAGACCTGCCCTTTGCAGCCACACAGAACATCGAGCGCTTCGGTGGGCCAGCCCTTGGGTTCGGCGCCACTGCCAAGGGTACAAAGGAGACGCTCTCTCGCATTCCAGGCTCCGGTCAGGCGCAGGGGTGGGCAGAGCGCACATTCGGAGGCATACAGGGGAGCGTTCCAAGGCCGTCTGATATCGAGTACGCGGACGTTCCCATCGACCCGGATATGTTTGACCCGTCGCTGGTCGGGGGGATGTTGGCCTGATGCCTGAGTATCCAGACAACATGGGGACTGAGATTCAGGCCTCTCGCACTGATAAGAACTCATATGCGCGAGTATGGGACCTCTGCACCATGTTCCTCGAAGGGCGCCAGTGGCTCAACTTCGACCGGGACAACCGCAACTACATCATCAACCGTCAGGCTCGCCCCGATGGCAGCCAGCGCCAGACGGTCAACCTCCTGCTGAACATCTACAGGAACATCCTTGCCCGGCTTACCCTGAGCTATCCGTCTATTGCGGTCTTGCCAGCGAGCCCGTCGAATGAGGACATCGTCAAGGCGAAGGTCTCTGAGGTGGCGCTTCAGTACTACTGGTCGCGCGAAGACATGCAGAACAAGTTGCACAGCGCGCTTCAGTGGCTCCTCGTCACCGGCACCACCGCCATGCACACTTACTATGATGCCGATGACGACGTCGTCCACACGCAGGCGATAAGCCCTTACGACGTCTTCTTTGAGGACAAGGTTATCAGCCCATCGGACTCTCAGTGGATTGGGATTCGCAGCTTCCACGTCGAGGACGATGTTAAGAAGGCGTACCCGGACAAGGCCGAGGACATCGGCGCGTCACAGGGGGACAGCACAGACGACTCCCTCGACCATGACCTGCACACGGTCCCGAGCGATCGGGTAGAGCTGATGGAGATCTATTGGCGTGATGGCCGGCACGCCATCATGTCGGGCAACGTCTACCTCTACAAGGGCACCTGGAAGACGAAGACCTTCCCGATTCAGATCATCCGCTACACTGAGGTGCCGGGCAGGCTCTGGGGCATCGGCCTCATGCAGCCGTTGCTGGACCTTCAGCGCCTCTACAACGAGCAGCGCACCCAGGTGGTTCACAATGTGAAGCTCATGGGTAACCCGAAGTGGGCCATTCCGAAGACCGCTGGGGTTAACACATCGGCGATGACCAACCGGCCTGGGGAGAAGATTTACTACAACCCTGCCGGCGGCCCTCCGGTTCAGATCCAACCCGTCCCCCTTCCGGGCTATGTGCTCGACAGCATCACCAGGACGCAGGCCGAGATGCACGATGTGGCGGGCATCCACTCGGTGAGCTTGGGCAAGCGGGCGGTGGGCGTTAGCTCTGGCAAGGCCATGCAGGTCTTGACGGAGCGTGACACGTCGCAGCTTCAGGAGACCCAGACAAGCGTGGAGATTGCCATCCGTCAGCTTGCCAAGGTGGTCCTCGAACTCATGAAGGAGCACTACACCGAGCCGAAGATGGCGCGGATGCTCGATTACGCTGGCAATGTTGCTTACCAGGAGATTCGCTCCACCAACATCGTGGACGAGCCGGAGATCTTTATCGAGGCCGGGAGCGCCTTCCGGCGCGACGCGCAAGACCGAGACCAGCACGTCATGGACCTGTATCAGGCGGGTCTCGTTACGCCCGAGACCGCCCTCGAAGAGCTTAGCTTCCGCACAGGGAACTCCTTTGTTACCGCCAAGGTGCAAGCCATGGCGCACGCGAAGAAGCTCCTCGAAGCGGCCAAGCGCGGTCTGGAGGTCGAGATGTTCCAGTCCGACGACCTCGCCGCCATGCTCCAGGTCTTCGCCGACTTTGTCGCCGAGGATGCGTTTTACGAGCTTTCAGAAGAGAGACAGCTCTACATCCGTGACATTGTCGTGGCCCTCGGGAACCCGACCGCAAACGACATGGAGTTCCAGCAGGCGCAGGCCATGCAGAAGGTCTTCCCCCGACAGCCCGGAAAGGGCAGCAACCTTAACGATCAGATCGCCTCCATCGTTGCCGCAGGCTCCCCCGAGACGCAGGGGCAGATGGCCGACGAGAGCGTCGGGCGCGCTAATCAGGTTGGGCAGATGGAGTCGGCACAGTCGGCGCAGGCAGCCGGCACCGAGGCGCTCATTAGTCCGGTCTTTGGAGGTATGGGATGACTCCGGCAGAGGTGGCCACAAAGTTTCGCCAGTATATCGATGAGCCCGACCAGACGTTTGTCTCGGATGCGGACGTGGAGGTCTATCTCGATGACGGATATAGGGAGTTTCGCAACATTGTCTGTGACACCAACCCGCAGATATATAACGCCAGTGAGTCCATCACGCTTGCCGGCGTTCGGTCGTTTGACCTTGTCACCGGAACGCCCTCGTTCCTGGGGGCGTCCCCTACGGCAACGGCAGGGCGCCTTGTGCGGATCAATGAGTTCAATAGGGTCAGCACCTCGGGAGACGTCGTCGAACGCTTTAGCGGGGTCAGTACGCCGCGCTCAGTCGACGTTACGGGCTCAAGCTATGCCCTTGTCGGAACATCCCTCCTGTTTAGCCGTAAACTCACCGGAACATACAGCATGGAGTATGTCCCAGAGGGGGACATCACCTGGCTCGGCCTCAGTGCAAGTGCCTATATAGATGACCTCGTGGCGTTTCACGACCTCATCCCGCTACTGGCTTACCGCCAGTACGCCATTGTCGACGGCGCCCAGAGTGCCCCAATACTTCAGCAGACCTCCGACAGGCTCCGTCAGTTCAGTGAGTATCTCCAGGCTCGCGCATCCAACGGGTGTGACTACGTTGACCACGTTGCCTGGTATAACGGCTGATGGCTGTAAAGGGTAACGAGGTAGAGCTTCTCGGCGACGGCATTCAAGCGAATGCGCCCTCCAAGGGCTCGTTCGCGCTTAACATGCTTTACGACAGCAACGCCTGGCATGTTCGAGATGGCTTTGGTCAGGTCACCCAGTTCGACACAACCATGTGCGTGCCGGTGCTTCCAGGCCCCTCCCCGACCTTTGAGTGGGGCTATATCAAGCACCTCGGCTCCAGGCTCATCAAGACCAACTTTGGCAACCTACAGATGGTGTCGGTCTTTTGGGCCAAGGTGTTGACCTCTGATGTCGAGGCGGCCTCGGAGGGTTTGCCCGTTTACCAGGTGAGCATTTACGACCTCGACACCAACGAGCGCTTCGAGGTGCCGCTGTACCCTCACACGAGCCAGTCTGCTGTCTCTCACAGCTATGACGACACCGTCCCAACGACGACCCCTGGAGCCAGGTCCCCCACGCAGCTGGGGTTTGGGGGTAACACCGGGAGCGGATTGCAGCTTGCCACTCCTCAGTATCAGACCAGCGCCAGCGCGTCGTATGCGTCATGGGTGAGCGCGCCCGATGAGTTCTTCTTTTTTGAGGAGTTCAACGACATCCTGTTCTTTGGGAACACCGCCGCAGGCGTCTGGGCCTATATGCCGGCATCGTTTAATCAGAGCCGCCCCACGATGCTCGACCGCGTCAATCGCCATGAGTACGCCGCGGCTTACGGTGAGTCCAGTATGGTGACGCCGGTGGTGCTCTCTCCCGGCATTAACCCGGAAGCCTTTGATTATCTGCGGACCTCCGACATGCCATCTGCTGTTGATGTGGCCGTTGTTCAGAATCGTATGGTTTACGCTTCTGGCAAGACGTTGTTCTGGAGTGATCCAGGCTTCCCCGGCGCCATCACGGCAGAGAACTTCTTTGCGGTGCCGTCTGAGGAGGACATCACCGCCATTGCTGAGCTGAACTCCAACCTCGTCATATTCACCGAAAACGAGACCTGGCTGTACCAACCCTCAGTTGGCGACATTGTCAGCGCTGGGCGCCTTACGCGCACCAGCGACACCGCTGGTTGCGTGGGTGCAAACGCTCTCGCAAAGGTTGAGGGAGCGCTCGTCTGGGTCGACTCTGGCGGCGTCTATAGCACCACAAACGGGCTGAGCGTTCAGTCCCTGTCGTCCGACATCAAGCCCTTCTTCAGTTCGGAGGGGATGGGCAACCCGCTTACGTCGTTCTTTGTGGGTAACGATGGCTCGATCGTCCTTCATGGCGGTGGCTACGTGATGCCCGATGGGTTGACCTCGATAGCATATGAGCAGTCAGCGACGACCCTTCGATTCTCCCCCGATGGGGTGTCGTGCGCTTACTCCGCTGAGCGCGGATTGCTCCTCATCTCTATCCCGGCCCTCTCGGGCGCCTTGGCGCTTACGCGGGGCAAGTGGGCGTGGTGGACGTTTGAGTCCATGGTCAAGCTCGACCCCCTCAACACCCCCGTCATTGGGGTGACCCAGAACCTGCCGTCGCCGTGGGTCATGAGCTATCAGTCAGACCTTTTTGCGATTGCTGGTCCTGACATCCAGTCCATTGCTGATTCGACGGAAGCCACCGGGACCGACCCGGACGATGGCTCGATATTCCGATCGTTCTTCATCATGGAGTACGGCCGGGGTGGCGCCATCGACAGAAGCGTTTCATTTGAGGACGACCGTCGCTTGGGTGGGGTGTGGCACAACTATTCGGCAGCCCTTGTTGGGGCCCCTGACGGAGGTCTGTATTTTCACGACCCCATTCCCGTGCCTAACGGGTATGTGTTCGGTGGGCAGGTGCCCGGTGAGACGGCGTCGGGCGATCGGTACGTGCTCATCCCGGTAACGCTTGCGCTGCCGGAAGACAGGTGGGATGCCTCGGCTGACGAGGGGATTGACCTTATTGAGCTGAAGTGCAGCTTTGACAATACGCACTGGGCCCCGGTCTTTATCGGCGGCGGCGGCGGCGGGGCTCACGTGGAGCTGATGGTTCCCCCTGAGCGGCTTGGGTCTGCGGAGTGCTACAGGGATACGAATGGCGAGTTGGCGGTGTTTTCAGACGACACCTTCACCAGCATGTCGACAACGGGCGCTTACCTGTGGCTGTACTTTGATGGAAATGCCGCAGTCCCCACGTATACGCACAAGCCCTATATGAACCTGAACCAGGGGCGCCATAACCTCCTGATGTTTTTGCCCTTCAAGAGGCTGAACGACCCAGCCTCGAAGATGGACAATGCATTAAGCGAGATGGGGTTTAGGGCGGAGGCTGGGTATCCCCGCATCCAAGACTCCACTAACTCGGAGCCCGTTGCCCCCCTGGTGATTAACTGGAAGATCTTCCGTCGCTGGTCGCAGGGCGAAGACTATGTGAGGTCGGAGGATAGTGTGTCGCAGCCGGTTGACTGGGCTTATAAGGCCACCAACGTGGGCATGGATGGCGACCAGGAGCTGAAGATGCGTGGCACGTGGGTGAACCTGCTCAGTCACGGTGCCGGGGTCGAGAAGTTGTCGCCGCCATGGCCCTACGGGCTCTTCAACACCCTTGCAGGAAGCAACCGGAAGGAGTGGATGACTCAGATTGTCGACCTCACCCCCGAGCAGCCCGCAGTTGAGGGCGCTGGCGTCGATGCGACTGGTAACATCATTGACTTCGGTACATCGAAGAGCACCCTGCGCACACGGATTCAGTCCACCTCTGGCGAGCTTGTGGATAAGTCTTTCGGGGACTCCATTGCCTCTATTAGCAGGAGCCCCATCTGGGACGGGTCGACCGTGTCCCATGAGGGCAATCTCCTCATCGGAGACGAGGACACGAATGTGATCTCAGTAAGCATGTCGGTGAAGGGCCGCACCTTCAGCCTCATGCACTTTGGCTTCATCATGAACCGCGCCGAGAGGCTTGTTATCGAGGGCATCAAGACGGTGTTCAGGGTCGTTGGCGGCAGACGCAGGCGAGGCGGCTGATGGCGAAGACTACCGGCATGGACCGCCGACCAGCGAACCTGGGCGCGGGGATCTATGAGAGGCTCCTGCGCCCCGACAGGGACGCAGAGGAGGCCAATGACCACGCATGGTCGGGTCAGATCGACCAGCGCGTGTCGGCGCTCGACATAACGTCGCCGGGCTCCGTCCTCACGGAGCGGCGAAAGGAGCGGAATGGGTGGAACCTCGCCCCCGGCGTATACGGAGGCTTTGAGCACTCCGCCAGCCTTAATGCAATCACCGGCGTTTCGCATGGCGCCAAGATAAATCGACACTGCACCTTCAACAACCAGTCAACGGTCGTCGGTGTTGAGTTTACCGACGAGGGTGACCCGTCTATGAGGGAGCTGGTTCGCGTTGTGAGCCCAGACGGAGAGAGGCCCAACTGCGTGGTGTTCATAAACTGCCGCTTCACTCGTGGTGAGGTGCGTATGCCGGCTGTCTTGTCCTCCCAGACCTTCCACGTGACGGTGGAGTCGGCTGCTTATGCCACATTCATTGGGTGTGTGTTTGTGGGGACCACCAACAACGGCACTGGCATTATCAAGTCACCGGGCGTCGCATATACCTATGTGCTCGGCTGTGTGAACTTGACCATGGACCAGTACGGAGACGTCAAGAACCTTGGGAGCGTCACAATAGCGCCGGTTTGAGGGCCACGCGTCCCCGCCCGTGCTAAGTCAGTATTTGTAGGAGTGTTGTGTGGCCTGGAAGCCAAACCCGCGTGTCATCACCAAGGAGCAGTTCTCCGATGGCACCACCATTGATGGGAATCGAATCGACAACGCCCTTCAAGACGTTGTCGATCGGGTTAACTCTGTCCCCCAGGGTGACCTGAGAAAACGGTGGGTGCCGATCACATATGTGGCCGGATGGTCGCCGCAGAGCCCCAAGTACTGGTATGACGACACCGCCCTCGTCGGTCGCCCCACCAACTCGGCGCTTGGTCGCGTGTATCCGATGCACAGGTGGCCCTGGATGCACACCGTCAACAACTCCTCCCAGGTGGCGGCGGAGACGCTCGGCAGCGACGATACTGACGCTGTCCGCTTTACGAATCCATTCCGGCTGAAGGGTGTCAACTCCCCGTGCATCCACCCGTTCGGTGCGCTGGAGCTGGATTATGAAGGGGCCATACCGTTCAATGACAAGTCCGACGTGTCCGAGCACTATGCGTGGACACGCTCATGGTTTCTCGAAAAGCCAAGCATCCTTGATAGCATCGATCTGATACTCGAAACAGACCACGCCAGCGCGACACTAGGCGCTCTAGTGTATCAGAACCGGTTCAAGTACGGCCCGGTCACCATTGATGGCGTTACGCCTGAGTCTGACGACATGGGGCTTGTCATCACCGCGGCTGTTGATAGTGAGTTTGCCAGGGAGGATCGAAACCTGGCGGATATTGAGATACTCAGACGCCACTTTCGGATCAATAACGACACGATCTCCGCACAATCGCTTCCCTCGAACGACCTCGGATCGCCCACCTACTACGATATGGAGCCGCCAGCCAGGCCAAACGGCGTAGGTCTCACCAATGGGCCCTACTCGCTTTTCAGCACGCTTCAGGGGGTGTGCATACGGCTCAACAATCTCAATATACCCATCCATCAAAATGCCCGGCTCAGGATATCTGTTGCCATTCCCAAGTACTCTGGGGATGTTGCGACAAACACCGGGTGGAACCACGAGCAGACCACCGTCGATGACGGCGAGGTGACCTTTGATGAGCCGTGGTATCAGCAAAAGATGCACATGACAGTGACCATGCTCGAAGAGGTTATGCGTGGCTAAAATCACACGAAAGCGCCTGACAAGGGGCGCCCGCCTCAAGCCCGGCCACGTGTCAACACCGCTGGAAGATGCCGCCCTTGTGTTTTCGGGCACCGATGTTGAAAGTGAGCAGATGGCGGCACCAATGGCGCCATTCTGCGTCAACCTCACGTTGCCATACCTCGGGCATGAGCCATACGGGGGTGCCAAGCACTCCGTCCCATTCACGTTGCCGCCGCTTCAAGAGTTTTTCCAGCTTGATAGCAGCGGCGCACCCTTCTATACGCCTGACTTGCCGCCCGTTAAGCTCAAGTCTGTGTCGTTCTCGTTCGACCAGCGCGCCGAGCCGGCAGCAATCGCCAGCCACCTCTGGACATTCAGCGACGAGGGGTCGACCGGCAAGTATGGATACTCCAGCGAGCAGGGAAAGCTCTACTTCGAGGGCGTCAGCAGGCTCATGGTAAGACTCTCCATTCGAGAGAAGAGCCCGGCGATATTCGCAGGCACACCCCCCTATGACTACCCGTATGTGCCGTCGAAAGAGCTGTGGTCTACAACACTTCCCGCAAGTGCCTTCGCCGGAGATGCGCTCCGCGCCAACCCGTTCATCCAAACCGGCATCGATGTTGCCGTTAACCCCTACTCCACACTCATCTTCACCATGGAGTGCCCCGGCCTCGAAGACATGGGAGAAGCCGGGGTCAGCGACAACCTGGACGCACACCTTGTGCTCCCCTCTATTGAGGTGTCCATCAAGTTCGCATCCACCCTGGTGACAAGAGATGTGGGCGCCAATATCCAGAACATCCCCGCCGATGGCGGCTCGGGCAAGAATGAGTACGGAACAAAGACAGGCCCAACCGTCACGGTCACAGCGCCAGTCGCTGCCTCAAAGATCGAGGCCGACACCGCCGATGGAGTGTGCGCCAATATCACGGTCATCGACGACCAGTTTCGGGAGAAACTGGAGGGCGGATACAACAAATACGCCGATACGCCACCCACGGAGACCATCAAAGATGACGCGGCTTACGATGTAATCGCAGTGCCACTCTTTCAAGGCTCTGCCCACGGGGGCATCGCGTGTCACCCCACCTACCTATCCACGTGGCCGTACATGGGCAGCGTCACCAACCTAACGACCCCCACCTGGGCCATGGAGAACTCATCGGTATTTGACCGCCGCATAGTGCCCATTCACCATTCCTATACGCTCCATCATGCCATCCTGGCGTGGAACTGGACGCCGTGGCGAGTGCTCGGATATACGCCCGACACAGACGTGGCGGCGCCCATCAGCGAGTCTGGCGGCAAGTTCAACTACAATTTGCAGGGCGCTTATACGATCCCGCCAAGCACTTACATCCACCTCGAATGCCAGGTGGGGATCGGCACCGGCATCCGGGCTGACAACTTTAACTACGAATCCGTGGCAGGCCTGGCGATCAGCGCGCCAAGCGGGACAGGCCTCGAAACGTACCCGTCAGGATGGGGGGAGGGGACCACCCTCATCGACCGCATCAACACAAGCTCGTCACCGCCCGGCGGGTGGATGGGCCTGGACGCAGGCGGCACGCCCGGAGAAGACCACACCGCTGTCGCCATGTGGAACTGGGAGCTTCACCAGCTGGAGCCACGGGCCAATGATAGCGATGGACCCGGATACCACGGCAACTCAGAGCCGATATTCATGGGGCCCGGCTGGTCCACCACCCAGGAGCGAACGGATATTGGCTCATCCCCGGCAGCCCCGAGGACAGAGGGGGCCGAGCAGTGGATAGAGGTCCGGTGTGCGGTCAAGAGCACCGACGCCGCCGGCGACCCAGGTGAAGAGTATACGATTCCCAATGCCTCCACGTTCTTCGACCCCTCTGGCCTACTAAGAAACCGCGCAAGCATGGTAGTAGGCTACGGCGGCTGCTACGTGTATCTTATCTGCAAGAAGACACTCACCAGGTAGGTGTAATCATGGCTACCCTCTGGGATCGACCGCGAACCACCCCGTATAACGTAACACCCAATGTTCAGCGCCCTGCGGACTCCCCGGAGTACAGGGTCACCTCAGGGAAAGAGGCTGAGCTTGAGAGCATCTACGGCGACATCGCCGGGGCACAAGGGGCAGAGCGCGGTGCGCTCTCTGGCTATGTCGACCGGGCCAAGGGACTCGAAGGCGTTCTGGGGCCCCTCTTCCGCCAGAACGAAGAGGCCTTCGCGCAGTCAGGACGTGTTGGGCAGCGCGCCGTGACCCGAGAGGCCGCGCGAGCTATGGCTGGCGGGATGGGGCAAGCGGGCGCCATGCCCATCGGTGGCGGTGGCGCCGCCCTACTGCGACAGCAGGGGCTTGAGTCGGGGCAGCGCAGGGCTGAGTTCGGCGCCCAGCAAAGCCTCGCCGAGGCGCAGCTCAAGTCGCAGCAGGCCATGACCATGGAGGAGGCCATGATGCAGTCCTTCCTGGGGCAGGCTGAGGCACAACAACGCATCAGCACCATGCAGAGGGAGGAGGGCGAGAGACGCACGGCAAGAATGCAAGAGATCCAGAACACGATCGCCGGGCTTAAGGACAAATACTCCAACCCATTCGAGACCGACACGCGGGCCGTGGCGCGGGACCTGTCGGCCCTGGCCGCTACCGAGAGTGACCCACAGGTTCGCGAGTACATACTTGCCGAGGCTTTGCGCATTCGGAGCACCCCCATGAACATGTTCACCATCGAGTAGCACAATGGGAAGAATCGTTATACCGAAGCCCATGCGGGCCGCACAGGGCACCTACCAGCCTCGATACATGAGGCAGCGCCCTGGGGTGCGTCCAAAGTTTGGGAAGGAAGAGTTCGGTATGCTGATGAAGGCTATCGACACCGCCGTGGCAATCGGTGGTCAGGTAGCTGGCGCAGTTCAGCGCTCTCAGCGCGGAGAGGGGGTTGAGGCCGCTCGTGGCGAGGCTGATCGACGCACCGCAGCCATCGATGCAGAGCTTTCACGGCAGGGCCTGGACCCCGCAACCGCCACCAACGCCGAGCGCTGGACCGCTCGTGGCAATGTCATGCAGGGCGGTGTGCTTATTGGCCCCGGCTCGGCGCGCTCACAGGTGGCAGCAGAGGCGATGGCCGGGGAGGCGAGCCCTGGTGCCAATGCGTTTATCAGCGAGACCGCCGCGACTGTGCCCGTTGCCGCTCCGTTGCAGGACTCCTTCAGCCCTACCCGTGGCGCTGCCCCCATCGTTGCCGGTCCAGGCACCCCCGCACCTGAAGATGTTGCGCCGACTGCCGACCCGTATACCCGCGCTCGTGAAGTTGCCGATATGGCGCTTCAGCAAGCGCAGTACGCGATGAGGATGAAGGCGCAGGGTATTAATCCTCAAGCATACAGCCGCACCCTTGAAGAGGCGGCCGCTGAGTTTGACCGCGCCTTCAACATCTACCCACACCCTGAGCTGCTACATAACCGTGCGCGTGTCTCCGAGGAGCTTGGCCTGGATGCGGAGGCGCGATCCCTCTTTGAGGGGGCGGCCATGATGGCCCAAGAAATGGGCACGCCGTACCCGGCGCTAGATGAGGCCCTCTCCAAGAGCCACGCCATGGGCTCCCCGATGAGCTTCCAGCAGGCCCTCAGCACCATGGTCACCCAGGACCCGCGCTTTAGCCGGTCGAACCCTCCAGCAAGGGAGGACGTCCTTCAGTTCATGGGTGACTTCGGTGTAGCCAGGAGCGACCCGCAGCCAATGGCCACAGCCACTGCTCCGGTGGGGGGCATCGAAGATGTTGCGGTCGGCGGACCACCGCCCTCACCGGCCACCGATGCCGCCTGGTCGGCGCTGGATGAGTACCTTCAGCCCGGCAGAACCGCCGCTCCGGTGGAGGTCATGGAAGATGTTGCCATCGACGTACCACCGGGTCCTGCGGCGGTCCCGTCGGGCCCCACCGTTACCGCCCCGTTGCCCCCCATGGCCAACATGGCTGCTCCGCGTGCGCCGGTCGGCCCCCCTGTCGCGGGCGTAGCGGGCATTCAGGGCTATGTTGAGCTTGCCGACAAGATCAGACGACAATCCGCCGAGGCAGAGCGCCTTCCGGCGCACCTGCCCGATGACCTGACGTCACTCATGGCACACGCAGCGTATGCGAGGAATCGCGGGGACCTTGCTCGCGTCCTTCAGGCGATTGAGGACTCCCCAGACGTACAGCCCGCCGGCCTCGATGACCTCATCAGCGGGGGCCATGTGCGCCGTGCTCAGAAGGCCGCGCTTGCGCTGGTTAAACGCAGCGGCGGGAAGGGAGCCCCCTCTACGCTTCAACTTGCCAAGTCTCTTGCTGATTTGGACAAGGTTATCGCCAGCACCACCGGCGTTCGCGGGCGTGAGCGCCGCTCTGAGGAGCGGCATGGCCTGGACATGGTCGAGAACGCGCGTGATGTGCGGGTCGCCCTGGCGACCGAGTCAACTGACGTAGATCACGCCGCCCAGAAGCTAAGGAAGGCCAAGGCCGATGCGGGCAAGGCCGAGATTATGCTCATGCGACTTGCGCGACGCGGACGAGGTCGCGGGCGCCCGGCGCTCGACGCCGACATTGCCAGGCGCTCTAGTCTTCATATGGCACAACGCACCGACTTCGACCGCAGGGAGGGTAAGTGGAGCGATGAGTCGGTAAAGGACTGGCTGGGCGAGAACGGCTACGACCGGAAGGCCCTCGACGATCCCGAGGACGGGGAGTTCGTTGCGAACCTGATTGAAACCGCGCGCAACCACGTATACGGCAGGGTCGTCGGCGTTCCCCCTGAGCTGGAGATCGATCAGCTAGGCTTGTGGGCAACTGAACGGGGCGCCAAAAGGGGCACTCGGATCGAGATAACCAAGGCGGTCACGGCCAGAAGGTCCGCCGAGAAAGCGGCCCAGGAGGCTGCTGACGAGGCCATCAAGGCAGCCAATAAGGCCAAGGAGACTGCGCGCAAGGAGGGGCGTGCCGATGCCAAGGCGCTCACAGCGAGGGGGGATAAAATCTTTAACCGCCTGGCCACGCTGCACGGCAAAATAGCCACGGCCAGGGAAGAGAATGACGACGTCGCATTGGCAGCGGCCAAGGAAGAGGCGGTGATTCTTGTTGAGCGTGCCGTGGAGATGGGCCTTGCCTTGGGCGAGCGGGAAATGGTCCTCCTTGACTCGACTGCCACCACCGAGGGCGACGAGGACGAAGATCGTCGCTAGGGGTTAGCCTGTGGGCATCGTCAACATCAAAGGCCTTGGGCCTGTGGAGATCGAGGGGAGCGTCCCCACGAAAGAGGAGGCTGCACGCATACTCCGCGTCATGAAGTCGTCTGGCGCCACCAAGCGTCCCCCTCCACTCACCGACCCACTACTCTCGACTGCCACCACCGAGGGCGACGAGGACGAAGATCGGTCTGGCCTTGGTAACGCCTTTATCCAAGGCCTATCCCGCGCCGCCCGTGGCTTCGCCGTCGAGACGCCCCGCGCACTGGACGAGGCGCTGCCAGGCATTGGCTATATCCTTCCGCAGACAAGCCTCCAGAAGATAGCCGAGTGGGCCACCGGGACCACTGCGTACAAAGACCTCAACGCCAGCTGGAAGGAGTGGGAAGACCAGTCATGGACGCCAGAGGTTGGTGATATCAAAGAGGTATTTCAGGACCCCAGCTGGTCCGAGACGCCTGAGAAGCTAGCCAAGTTCGTGGTGGAGACCGGCGTGAACGCCATCCCCGGAATGGCCCTTGCCGGGCTGTCCCTCCCTGCGTCTGCCTACTCCATGATTGGCGACATGGCCCGGCAAAGGGCAGCCAACCGTGGCTCCGACACTGTCAGCCCTGCCGATGTGGGCATCTCGGCCATAGCCTCCACGGGTATCTCGGCCCTTGAGAGGGCCGGGGTCAAGGGCATCGTCAGCCCCGCCGCCAAGGGGTCGATGCTGGGCCGTGTGGGTCGCGCCGCCACCAAGGAGGCCGCCACCGAGGCTGTGCAGGAGTCTGCACAGACTGTCGCCGAGCAGATCGGCACCCGTGACGAGGGCATCCTGGGCGTGGATGTCGAGGAGATGGGGTGGCGCTCACTTGGGGGCGCTGTTGCCGGTGCCGGGATCGGCGGAGTTGGCCGCGGACTCGTCGATGTGTCGCGGCTCCCTAGAGACCGCGCCGCTGCCACCCGCTACGCCGAAGAGCTGTCCGGTGGCGCTGTAAGGGACGCCGATGTGGTCCAACCCACCGAGGCCGTAGAGGCAGAGGTCCTCGCCGAGGAGGTCATCTCCACTGGTGAGGTCGATAGGCCACGCATCGTGAGGCCCGACGCTCCCGCTCGCCCGACCACCAGGGCTACCGAAACAGTGGTGCAAGAGGCGGTGCCGTCCCAGAGGGTCGAGGATGCCGAACTCGTCAAGGCACTCTCAGACCCGTCGACCCCGTCAGCGAAGGTCGATGAGGTCATCATGACCTCCCTTGCCGGCAGACACCTCAACCAGGCAAACATCGACCGGAGCGGCCTGGCCGCCAAGTTTGCAGACATTGACCCAGTCATGCTTCAAGCAGCAGAAGATTTGCTGCTGACCGACGAGCAGAAGAAGGCGCTCACCCGCTCCAAGCGGGTCGCCTTTGCTCAGGTGCTATCAGATGTTGACGCACAGGGGCTGCGTCCACGGATGGCCGAGATTGGACTGGTTGAGCACGGGGCCAAGTTGAGTGAGCTGATTCAGCGCGCCAGCGAAGAGGGCCACGGCCCTTCTGTTGTCGAGCAGGCCGCCATCCATGCCGCTGTCATGATGAACAGGAAAGCGCGAAACGATATCATGGAGGTCATGAAGTCCCCGGATGCTGACGCTGAGCTGTATAGGGGCCGGCTGGCTCAGGTGGATAAGGACATCCTCGCTGCCGGGATTGCGCTGCGCCGTGCGGGCTCTGAGTTTGGCCGTGGCCTAAGATACAGGCAGCTTATTGTTCGGGAGATACCCGACCTGGCGAGCGCCAAGATTGAGTTCATGCTCAAGAAGGGTCGCGACCTCACCGAGGGTGAGCATGTCCGCATTGCTGAGATATGGGCCAAGGCCGAGGCCGATGAGAAGGAGGCCGGCGGGAAGCGCCGCAGCGCCAAGCACCAACTCCTCAAGGCGAGGCGCCTGCTGTCACGCGCCGATCAGGCCAACTCTGAGCGGGGTGTTCGCGTCGCCGAGAAGGCAATCGCGAAAGCATCCAACGACGTTGCGCGTGCCGATGGCGAAATCCGCCGAGCCCAGCGTGAAAAGTCTCAGGTTCCCCAGAATGTAACGCGCGGTCAGCGAGCGCTGTCTGCGTATAGGCGTGTCTTCGGGGCATCCCTCATCCTCTCCTCGTCTGGCGACGACTCCGCGCTGGGCCGACAGGCCATAGGTCTTCTCATCCAGAACCCTGTCGCAGCCGCCAAGACGCTGCCTATTGCATATCAGCTTGCCCCCTGGACAAAGGACAACAGGGCCTACGCGGCTCGCCTGCAACGCGGCATACTTGAGGCGCCCATGCAGATCATTCGTGACATTGGGGGGCTTGAGCTGACGGAGGTGGAGGGCATGTCGAACGTCAAGGGTGGCCCCCTTCAGGCTCGTGAAGAGCTGTTCATGTTCCGGGCATTGGAGTCTGGACTCCTGGGCGAGTACCTCACCACCCCCTCCCAGAATGTCTTCGGATTAACCCTGAACTTTCTGCGTACCGCCACCTTCGACCAGGGGGTGCGTGACATTTTGGCGCCCATCCATGGGGTGAAGGACACGTCCGACATCAAGGAGATGCTCAAGAAGATACCGCGTGATGACATCAAGGCCCTTGCCCTTCTCCTCAACACCAGCAGCGGGCGCGGTGACTGGGTGAGCGGCACGGGTGCGCTTGCGCAGCTCTCGCGGCATGTGATGTTCGCCCCTCGCTTCACGCTGTCCCGGCTGGAGACCCCCTACCGGATAGTCCAGCTTGCGCTTGGGCTTGGCAAGTTCGCCAATGTTTCCACTGCTGTGCGTAAGGAGTATGGCCTGCGCGTTGGTCGCAACCTGGCATTCATTGGCGGTCTTGCGCTCTTGACCTCTGTTCTTGGGCCTGATAGCCCGGAGGAGAACCTCGACAACTTCGCCTCCACTGGCCCGGACTCCGGTAAGTTCCGGGTGGGTGACTATCATATAGACCTCACTGGCGGCCTGGCCAGCACGTGGCGCTATGTGATTCCGCTCATCACATCCCCTGAGCACTTTGGCAGGGGTATGACCCGAATGGTTCGCAATAAGGTCGCCCCCCTTATCGGGGCCATGTGGCAAGCGTGGAGTGGGAAGGATTTCCGGGGACGAAAGATAACCGTCGAGGCCCTCAAGACGGACAAGCTGATGGAGGAGTTCGTCAACGCCAAGCTCGACAACTACATGGCCGTGGTCCTGCACCGGGGCGTGTTCCCCGCCATGGGCGCGTTCACCCCCATCACGGTTCAGAACATCGCCGAGGAGGCCTGGGAAGAGATGACTGGTAAGGAGAAGAAGCTCATGCAGCGACTGATCCCAGTTGCCCTGGACGCCTTCGGTGTTGGGACGACCCACTACAAGGCCAGGGCCAGCAGGCGTCGCTAGTGATAGCCGTCACTCCATAGAGGATAGTCATGCAAGTAACAAAGCACTTCAAGATGAGCGAGTTCGCCTGCAAGGATGGGACCCAGGTGCCTGAGAAGTACCAGGGCAACGTCGCTGCACTCTGCCTAGCCCTTGAGCACCTCCGTGCTCGCTTGGGCTCGCCCGTGGTCATCATCTCCGGCTACCGCACCAGGGAATACAACAAGCGTGTCGGTGGTGCGTCCAAGTCGCAGCACCTGACAGGCAAGGCGGCTGACGTCCGCCTCAGCGGACAGTCACCGGCAGAAGTGTCGGCCTGCCTCGAAGAACTCATCGCCGACGGGACCATTCCACAGGGTGGCATCGGGGTGTATCCCAGCCAGAACTTCACCCACTACGACGTGCGCCTCTCGAAGGCCAGGTGGGACGGCTAGTGAGCAACTGCACAAGTTAGTGACTACACACACATGGGGCTGTTAGGATTCCTGACAGCTGGTACGCCACGAGGGCATAGACATGAGACAACTCGCAGTAATGATTATCCTAATGATGCTCGCAGGTTGCGGCAGCACGTACCACTTGCGCACTGGTGGCTGGAAGCTTAGCAAGATAGACGGCGAGGGCACATGCCTGGTCGTCCACGGTGACGGTGACCCGGAGGTCACCCGTGTGTGCATTGCGTCCCCCGAGAACTTGAAAATCAGCAAAGCTGTAGCCGAGGAGTTGTGCCGTGGCGCTGAGTGATGCAGACAGGGACCTCATGCGGATACCCCTCGTGACCGCCTCATTCCTTGACACGCTGGCGAAAACAACCAAGGTGGACACCTTTCATATGGCCTCCGAGGCACTTCAGATGGTCCCAGTAGAGCAGATAGCAGAGGCGCTGAGTGTTCTGAGGACCGATGAAGTATTCATCACCGCTGGCTCGTTCGAGATCGACGACGTCGGCGTGGAGATCTTCGACGACGAGGAGTAGACATGCTGAAGACAGTCCACACAAAGCCGATTGACGCCCCTGAGACCACCGTCGTGGCGGGGGCAATCGTCACGTGCCTCCTCCACCTTGGCGGCTTCATAACCCTGGACCCCACTGACTATGGTGTGGCGATAGGTGCTGTCCTTACCCCCATCGTCATGTTCTGCATTCGCCTGGTGCTCGCGGGAAGCGAGCGCATCGAGGATGCGGTCACCGGAGGAGATGACGAGTGAGTCTTTCCAGCTGGGCACGCTCGAACGCACTGGCTCTGGCCACATGGGTGGGCGTTCTTCTGTCGCTTGTCGCCACCGGAGCCGCCAACGTGGCCCTTGCGGGTGACAGGCAGGAGGCCCTTGCCACCAAGGTGGACTCCCATGATGAATCCATCGTTCGTCTTGAGTCCGACATGAGGTCGGTGCGTGAGCAGCAGGCTCGGCTGGTGAAGATCGTAGAGAAGACCGAGGCGGTCCTGACTGAGCTTGGAACCACCACGGCTGAACTCAAGGTGATGGTCCAGACCATCCGGCCATGACGTGAAGGGCGAAGAGTGGGAATCCTATGAGGTCACCATCGACCCCTTGGAACTCCTCGCCGAGGTCGTCCTTACTCAGGAGCCGGGCACTTACGTTGTAATCAACGACAGTGACACGCCGTATGGTCCGCGCCCATACGTGGCGCTTATCGTCCCCGAGTGGGGGGAGGCGTAGCCCCTGCCAGGGCGTAGTGCCTCTGGTTGAGCCATCGCCACAGCCTCAGTCGCTTCAGTCCCGCCGGCTGCACCCCCGAGCACCGGGCCTCTCCCTTGCGGTCGGCCCTGCGCCAAAACGGCCCCCGATTGATGCGTATCCAGGCCACACGCCAGCGGTCCCGCACACCCTTGCAGTAGCGGTGCACAGTGCGCTCAGTGGTCACCAGGCGCCCAAGCAGCACGTGAGCTGACGCGATTGGGTCTGTCCGGTCATGGATAAACTGATTGGCCCACGGCCAAAGCTGAAAGATTCCGTGCGCCTTGCCGTTGTCGCCAATGGCTTTGGTGTTCCCTCGTGTCTCGATGCACGCCTTGCCAAGCGTCATGCCCCGTAGGCGTGCGGGTATCCCGGCAAGCTCTTCGACCTCAAGGAGGCGCGTGCCCAGGTATGGGTCGACGCCGCACTCAGCGGCGCGCTCGATGAGCGCCCGGTCTGGCCCCGGTGGGATGATGGTGGCGGCCAAGGCCGCTATGAGTAGTAGTGCTTGCATTGTAAAGGGGCCCCCGACAGGGGGTTGACGAGGTCGCAGCCGTAGTGGTGGGTCCCCCGCCGAGGGCCAGGCCTCCCAGTCTAGAACTTGAGGTCGTCATCGCCAAAGGGATTCTGCTTCGGGCCCACAGCCCCAGTCCGCGGGGCATTGTCACCCCGAGACCCGCAGAACTCGAACCGGAACGCCTTCACGTAGGTCTTGTAGTGCTTGGCGCCCTCCTTGTCGGTCCACTCGTCCGTCTTGAGGGACCCCTCCACGTAGACCTCTGCACCCTTCTCCATCTGGCCGATCAGCTCGGCCTGCTTCTCCCAAAGCGTGACCCTGTGCCAGTCGGTGCTCTTCTCCCCCTTTGAGAAGGCGTTGGTGGCCAGGGATACCTCGACGACGGGGGTGTTCTGTGCCCCCACTCGCCGAAGCTCAGGCTTGGCGCCAAGGCGCCCCTTTAGAATCACGAGGTTTGCCATATCTCTCTCCTTTTTATTGCCGCCCTTTTGCGGCGGATTATAATCCTCAACTCTCTCACCCAGCATGGCTCACACCTGAGGTCGTCTGGCTTGATGAACCGGCCACAGTCCAGGCACCTGGGCTGGTTCATTCCATTAGTAAGGCGACTCATCAATAGCCCCCTCCTCCTTCAGGAACTTGATGACAAGTGATGCCGTCAACCGGCTGCTGCTCATCCGTGCGCCAGGGTGGTCACGGTTGAATGCAGCAACGTAGTCCTCCATCCCGTACTTGACGTAGCGGGGGACGTGGGCCTGGATGACCGTCTTGTCGAGCGCGTGGGTCTTTCTTGTTATCCGACCTGTCTTGTCCTGCTTGGGCATCACCTCTCCTCCTTCCAGTTGAGGAACGCATTACGTCCGGTCTCTGTCTGTAGTTTGTCGAGGAGATGACTCCTCTGCCTTGTCGTCATTCCGCTCGGTCTTGGGTTGCCACGAGCCTCCATCCACTCGGCCACCTGGTAGTAGTCGAGGTCCATCTCCACCGACAGTCGCGCCATGAAGCGCGGTCGGTCATCCTCCCAAGATGGGTCGTGCTCGACGGTTGGCTGCTCGGTGCCACCGCCGTCAAAAGGGGGCTCATCCTCCTTCGGCGGCGACCACTCCCCCCTGCCGGTTCGTGCATCCTTCTCGAAGTGCCTACCGTGGGACTCCATGGCCTGGTTGGCGTCGTCATCCTCTGTCTCGCAGAGGGCCAGCAGCGCACCGAGGCCGTAGCGCCGGGCATACGTGCAAGCCGAGCCCTGCCCCTGTGGGTTCTGCTTGCCATACAGCAGGCGCACGCGAGCCTCGACGTATTGACCGCTCTCTGCATGTGCCACCGTGGTCACGCAGAAGTCCGACCCGTCAGGGCCACCATCCATGTACTGATAGAAGACGAGCCCGTGCTGGTTGCACGCCCTCGCTACGCTGGTCAGGTCCTCCAGCGTGATGTACTTCGACCTGAAGTGCGGGTTGTCCCCAGACTTCGCAACCCTTGGGTTGGTCGATTGGAAGGCCAGCATGGCCTTGAATAGCTCGGGTCCTGGGTTACTCATCCTCTCCCTCCTTTGGTGGGTGGTCGTCTGGCATCACGTAGCCGCGCCTGTGGTGGCGGCTTAGGTGCTCGCTGCCGTCGCCGTACCACTCAAGGCCCGCCTCTTCGTATAGTTGCTTGCGTGTCTTTCCGCTGATCGAGTCGACGCCCGTCTCGTCTTCGGCCGTTACTTTCGGTCCTGGGTTACTCATGGGTTCTCCTCTGTCTGGCCTCATCGAGGCGCCTGGTAAGCTCTGCGTACTTGTGGTGCTCCGGGTGGCCGGGGTGGTTCATCCACGACCTGACCATGCGGAGCCACTGCTGCTCTGGCGTCATCACGGTAGCTCCATCGGCAGACTCTCGAAGTCGGGCTCCTCCCACTCAAAGGACGCCTCCTCTGCCTCCTCTTGGAACGCATCAACCCACTCCGCATAGTCGTCTGCGCGCTCAGACTCCTGCCACTTTTCAGACCGCGCATCCACGTAGGTTTCAATCTGGTTGACCACCTCGGCGAGTGCGTCGTTGTACTCAGTGGCAAGCTCGTTATAGCTATCGACGGCGTGCTCTGCCTCGCTTGCTGCGTCAAGCAGCCGGTCATACAGGCCTGAGAGCTGGCGCTTCAAATCGTAGTTCACCTTCTTCATCACTTCCCCTCCATTATGTGTTCAGTCATCACCTTCTCCACCTTGACACCTGGCACGCGCACCCCTTCCTTGTGGGCTGTGACGATGAGCGCCTTGTTGAGCTTTGGCACCCCTCGTGTGACGTACTCCGTTGGCCACACGCCCTCCTCGACCAAGGTGACCTCGTAAGAGGTCCGCTTGGTGAGGCGAATGAACCCGTCGTCGAGGTCGACCTTGTTCACCTCTGGGTGCAGCTCTCGGTGGGCAAGGAGCAACTCCTTCATGTAGCCCTTCAGCCTGTCCACCTCGGCGAAGCGTCGCTTGGACCTCGCGCTGATACGCTCGGCCTGCGCCTTCAACACGCCAGCCTCTGCGGCGACACGGTCCCTGACCTCGCGCAGCCTCCGCAGCTTCTCCTTGATGTCACCTGAGACACCGTCGAGGGCAGCCATCCAGGCATCGTAGAGCCCCTCGTCTACCACCCCATCGGCATCAGCCACGTCCATGAAGGACGAGGCCAGAAGCCTTGCGTCGTTCGAGATGGACCACGAGCTACCGATGTCTCTCTTGCTAGGCTTTTTCGTAGGCACCGCTCTCCCCCTTGCTCATGTGGTAGTACCAGCCCGCCTCATCGAGGCGTGCGCTCTCAAACGGTGTCGGATGAGGCGACCAGGGCAGCGCTGGCGCACCGGCCACCCTCGCCACCGTCATCTCGTAGCGCATCTCTTCGCGTCCGAAGGAGTAGCCCTCGTTCCACGCCTGCTGACGCACCACCTGTGCCATCTGGGCATCGCTTAGGCTGCTCACAGTGATGCCTCCTCGACAGCGGGGTCGAGCATCATCTTGACGACCATCGGCAAGGCGTTGATGCGGTCAATCATCCACTGCCTGGTCGTCTCGTTCACCTCGGGGAAGCCCTCGATGGTGGCGGCGACGCGGGGGTCGTGGATGCTGCCGTGGAAGGACACCGACATGCTGTCGTCTGAGTAGTCGGTGCCGGCGTGGAAGCTGGTGATCGCCGTCGCGTCGCGCATCCCCCGTGACGTGAACAGCGACACCGTTGCCCTGTGCAGGCCCATCCCGACGTAGTCAATGTCCGCCGATGCCCATGGTCGGCCCTGCTCCTCACCGAAGTGCAGCCTCCATAGGGACAACTCATCCTGTACGTATTCATCTCGCTTGGTCATGACGTAGCTCTCCTAAGATTGTGGGTTATGGTGGTTCGGCTTATATCAAACCGATTCAAGTTTGTCTAGGCTGAGCGCCTCTTCGCTGCTTCCCAGGCGTCGAGTGCTGCCTTGAGTGCTGCCCGTAGTTGCTCGTCTGTCATCGTCTAGCCCTCCTCGTCGTTTGGTTCTTCGTTGTAGTCAGCAGCGCTCGGCCCGTAGCACGTGGTGCAGTCGAGAGCGCCGCACATCATGTCCGAGCACCCGTAGGTGCTGCGGCGTCTCGGTGGCGGCCCGTCGTAGCCGCGCTCAACAGCCTCGTCGTAGTTCATCCTTCCCCCCATCGGCTTACACTTTTAGCGAAGCCCTCCAGCACACGCCCATCGGCGCAGAACCTGACCGCGCTCGACTGACCGACCCAGTTGTCCCCGGCGTCCAGGTACTTGGACTGCCCGGTCACCTTCGTGGCGATGGCTTCGAGGACGAACCCGTCATGCTTGTACGGGTTATAGGTGACGCCCCGCGTCCCCGGCCACATCACCATCGGCTCGGATGGTAGCGTGCCCCGGATGAAGGCGTGCACGTTCTTGCGCCCGGTGCGCCTGACCTTGTCACGCCCTGCGGGCTGGACCGCATAGCTGCACGCTTCGAGGATGAAGTCGTGCTCGTGGGCGATGACCCGCCCCTTCTGCGGCCCCTCCAGGGCACGCACTGACCAACACTGCTTGTGTAGATTCCTGTATACCTCAACCCTCATCACTCATCCTCCCTGGATTGCCATTGTGATTAGCACCGCGTAAGTGCTCAGAAGTATTAGTGTTAGCGCGTGGTTGTGAATCATGCCTGCTCCCCCATGTTGAATAGCTGCCGGTGGTATCGGCCGCGCTTGTCGTTGGCGCGCCTTGCTTCGAGCAGCTTGCCCCACTGCGAGTACTTCTCACGGGGTCCGCTCCAATGAATGACCCAGACGCTTCCCGCCCGAGTCACGCCGTAGAAGCGTGACGGGCGCTCGTATTCCATGCGCGACGGGTCGCAGCAGTAGACCCACTGCCCACGCTGGAGCTTCGCTATCTGGTCGTCTCGCATTGCCCACAGGTTGCAGGTCTTGGCTGGTCGGTAAATCATGCTGCGTCCTCCTCGCCGTTCGTGACGGCGTCCAAGTATTCGCGTCCCTCGGTTTCTAGTTGTGGGTTGTCAGACAAGAGCCGAATCATATCCCAGCACTCTTGCCTACTCATGGGGGCGTGGCCCGCCGCCTTAACGTCTTCGTCTATCCACAGTCCGTTTGGATCACACCAGACGAGCCATCTAACGAGGTCATCGCGCGGGCTGTCCGCGTAAAGCATGACAGAGCCGCCCCGAGTAGACGCGCGCGACACTAGGCGCGCAGCGTTCGCAGTCTCTTCCGCCCTCCGCTTCTCAACCCGGTCCAGGACGCCCTCTATAATGGAGTCGCGCAGCCTCACGCAGTCGGCGCAAAACCCCTCACCCCTTGCCACGTGCCCTGTCATGCAGACGCTAGAGCCAGGCGCTTGTTCACTCATCTCATCCCCCCTCTGGGCCGGTCGTGTTAAAGGCGCCCCCTCCCCACCGGGGAGAGGGCGTGCGACACCCACCGCTTGCGCGGCGTGACTGGTGTGCTCAAGCGTGGGATTGTTTTGCCCCCGTGCTATCGCGTACATCTCAGGCCCCCCCATCCGGGGCTATGCCCACCAGACACCATTACCCCTCGCTTGTGTCGCTGCGAGGGCCGGGTTTAGTTGATGTCCCCCATCCATATGACGCTCTCTGGGTCTTCAGCCAGGGCCCTCTCGTATCGAAGCAAGTCCCCCTCGTCGAAGTCAATCTCGGACTGCGACATACCGAGGGCTGCAGTGATGAAGGGCGACAGCCGCCTATCAATCGAGAGCAACTGCCGGTGCGTCTCGGCCTCATCGTCGGACAAGACGGCCTCGAAGTCCGCGCCGTACTCGTGGAGCGATTCCTCGTACTCGACCACGGCGTTAACCCATTCGGCGGCGGCCTCTTTTGCCCCCTGGTCATGGGGGGCGCACAGCCCGGCCAGCACCTCTGCGGCGGTAGCGACCCTCTCTCTCGCCTCCTCAAGCCTACTCATCTCATCCCTCCTGGTTGTGGGTTTGTGGTTAGTGCGCCTGGAATCCCCAGTAGAAGCGCGGGTTGTGCTGGAAGTAGAGGCTACCCTTCGCATTGTCAGCCTTGCGGGTGACGACGATGAGCGGTGCGCCAAAGCCGATGACACTGAAGTCACGTTGCATCTCTGCGGTATCCCAGACCTGTCCGTGCTTGGCCTCCAATGCCTCGCGCTCGGAGCGCTGAGCGTTGATACGCGCCTGCATCTCTCGCCTGATAGTCTCGGTTGCGTCTGTCATCGTCTCATCTCCCTGGCCTATATCAGGCCTGCCTTGATTAGTGGTGACACCAGGCGGCCAGTGCTGCACTCAGGACACGGGCAGTCTGCGTCCGGTTCGATGCGTGCGGAGTGGTCACACTCGGTGCAGTCAACGTCGGCGTATCCGTCCATCATTACCTTCTCAAGGTCGTGATAGTTGGGAAGGTCAAACAGCGCGTATCCGTCTGTTTTGTGGGTGCTCATCGTCTCATCTCCCTGGGTTATGGTGTCTAGTGCTGCTTCAGGTGCACGTGCGTCTGTCCCTTGTCAAAACATCCGCCCTTCCCGCATCGGGTGGCGCATGCCCCTTTGCTTTTCTCCCATGTCTTCGCGCATAGGTGGCGTTCCTCGCCTGTCAAGGTCTCGAATGCCTCGTCGTCGCCAAAGAACATTGTCGACCAGCCCTCAGCGTCGAGACTGGCCTGTTCCTCACGTGTCGTTGTCACGTCTGTCGAGGCCTGTATCCTGGCGTTCGGGAACTCCCGCATGATTGCCACGATCAGCGGCCGCAGGTGCCTGTTGCGCCATGCCCTGGTAGGTATCCAAAACTTCCGGCCAGGGTTCGCAGTCAGTAGGTCGCGCACTCGGATGATGTCCGTCCGGTCTCGGAAAGCCTCACCCCGTGTCATCAGTCGCACGCGCTCGGTCTGATTACGCTTCCGGTTGAGCGTATCGCGCAAGGCCTTGCCTGTCAGGCCCTGCCACGATTGCTCGTTCCGCACGTCCCGGGCATCGATGTCCCGTTGGTACATCTTCATAAACTTCAGATTGAAGCAGTCGTCACAAGCTGACGTCTTCCAAAGGCACGAACCCTTGGCAGTGACGCGCCCGTTGTCGTCTCGGATGGTGTTGATAGGCCTGTCCACTGCGAACATGCCAAGGTCTGCACAGTATCGGTGCTCTACGTTCATTGGGTAGCTACTCCCGTTGTTGGGTTATGGGGTGAAGGTTTGCGAGTCGTCCCACGTTGTCAGCGTGAGCGTCTGGCCCGCATTCTTGGCCGCGCTAGCGGCGAGGTCGGGCAACTGTTCAGCGTGGTTTCCGCAGTACCCTCGCGTGACGCCTGGCCCCTCCAATACGACGACGCTCGACTGGTCGAGCACTGTCCCGCACGGGCAAAACATCTGCCGTGACGCGACGAGCTTGCACGTATAGCGCCGCTCTGCGGTGTTCACGTCGTCCGTCCCGAGC